CTTGTATTTTCGTGACTCGGCAATTGAACCACGTTAGGTCTAGTGCTGACATAGGACCTTCAAACGTGTAAACTATACCCAGATCATTAAGATTATCCAACTGGAATGCCAATGGATCTATATCGAAATTACTGGCTAAGTTTTGGTCATCGCCATATTGATACCGTGTGAAATTGGTATAATAGAAATCGAAACATTGAGGCCCAAATTGTTTAATCAGGCCATAGTTTGTAGCAGCGTCAGTTTTCATACCATTGCCTAGAGTGGTAATGCCTGCGCCCGATTTCATCGTTGCCAACGGATAACTACAACCACCACCTGGTGTAACACATAACGCATGAGCGTGTATGTAGAAAAAATTTTCCGTAAATTTTATCAGTTCAGGTGATGTGTAGTTGCACAATTTCATGTGCATAATGGCCAATTGTTCATACGTGGCCTCCGTGTGGCGCGTCTCCCAAGCCTTCCCATCAATGCAATAGCATTTCTTCCCCAACATTGACCGTATCATACGATTAAAGTTGCCAAAGAAGACCGTCATGCCAACGCCTGAAGTGAAGTCCTGGAAGTACGTCTTTTCATGCCCCTCCACTATCTGTGAGTATAGTGTCGAGAAGGCCATGGAGAACGCAACCATGGCCTCCATAGGGGCACAAAATGTATCTCGAGGTAAGAGCACCTCGAGCTTGGTGACACCATCAACCACCCTCTTTGTAACCTTGAGGGGTTCCTTCTTTGGGTTGACGGAAAAGATTATTGGGTAGGGCATATCAGTAAAGAGTGAATTAAAGAACTTCACAAAATACTCCTGAAACTCAACATCTTTTGCGGTTTGCCGTTTACTATGACTATACAATTCCCAAGGGTAACCATTGGCCTTATCCAAATCCAATGAGAGTAATGCTTCGTCATAGGTAATGAACCGAACAGGGCGTGTGACAACCCGTCGGTAGTTTCGGTATGTGTAATGCCAAGCTAATCTCCACACATCCAAGTCCAAATCACTGTAAATTTGTGTGTCAAATTTACGCGCACTTGCATGTGTGGCCAGAG